CGCCACCTACACCAATAGCAGTACCATCAGTTACGAGGGAACCAGCTGTTGTGTCAAAGTTGTATTGAGTACCGATAGCTGCTGTTGTTACAGAGCCATTGCACTGGATTTCATAGATCAATGATGGGTCTTGGAAGATCCAGAAAATGATCTGAGTAGAAGCGTCTAAAGTTGCCTTTGTTGCGTACTTAGCTACAGAACGACGACCGTCAGAGTTTGTGTACTCAACGCCATCGAATGAGCCGTATACACGACCAATGGTTGTGGATGCTGCTGCTTGTGCTGCTACAGTCAATTGACCTGATGCTGTCAGTGCTACAGGAGTGTACTGGTAAAATGCTACTTGAGCACCAGACAAACTGTAAGGAGCGGTATAGGTTGTTCCTGGATTGTAGGTATTTGTGCCTACAAACGGTACGGAACGATCTAAACCACTTGGGTGATACACTGGCTTCAGACCAAAGGGTTTAAATGTTGTGGACATTTAGGTTGTTTCCTTTGTGTTTTTGAAGAATGTTAAGAGAAACGAATGTTTTTGTTATTCGCTTTTGCGGCTTCCTTGTCCATTTCCAAAATGCCACCTTCAAGAATTGAGCGTCCGCCTTTACCTTCTTGCGCAGTACTACGGACATTAGCCGTGATATTGCGCTGATGTTCCAATGGATCATCATGGTGTAGCATCTTCATTACTTCTTGATAGATTTCTTCTGGTAACTTAAAGAGAACCATTTCGTTACAGCTAACACAGCCTTCAAACTTGCCCGAACTCATCTTGCCTAGTGTATCAAAGCCTTTTCCTAATTCTGCGGCTTTCACTGGCTCATAGCCCAATGCCATACGTTTGTCGATACTGTCATAATTATTTGTGGTGGATAACCAGCACAAATGAAACCCAGGAATTATTCCCTGTGGTAGGTCCGGCAATGCGCTATTTTGCCATTTATCTCTGAACGCCTCTGCACGTTCGCGCTTACTTTTGTTGTTCGGATCTTCTGATGCGATCCGTTCTTTTGTTTCTTGCACACGTTCAGCCAATCGGTCTTCAACGTCGCGTTTAATTCTTGGATTTGCCATGATAATTAACCTTTATTTTGACGATCATACGACGCATACGCGCGGATCATTTTGTTTCGTTTTTCAATATCGTCCCATGCACCAGCGTCCTTAATTGCATTAACACGATCACGGGATAATGTGATAGTGCCAGGTTTTGCTGTAGTGCTTGCTACTCGGCTAGAGGCCGTTGGGCCACTTCGTCGATTTTTGCCGCTCTTTGCTGTATAGCGATGCGGTAGGCGTGCTGATAAACGACTATCTAACTCTTCCCAATATTCAGGATCACTTGGATCCCAACCATCGGTTGCGAGCTCTTGGTCAATTACTTTTGCAATTCTACTATCTGTGTCTCGAGCTTGCGGATCAAACCAAGGATTTTTCTTGGCCCATGCTTTTGCTTGTCGCTGAACTTCTTCAGCTGTTTGGTTGGGCACATTTTGCTTTGGAGATTTTGCTGTCTCGAGTTGTTGTTTTTTATAGTATTCTGCTTGTTTAAGACGATCTTTTGCGTCTGTCAACTGCTCTAAATACTCCATTTGAGCGTTAATGTCACCAGCTTGAGCCGCTTGTACCATTTTCATTTTGGCGTACTCAACTCGAGTAGCTTCATCTTCAATGGCCTTATCAATTTGAGCAAATTGATAAGATGCTGCTGTGTTTTCCACAGCCGCTAAACGTTTTGCTAGTTCTTCATTACGGCGCTCAAGTGCGCTAATCTTGTTTTTTGCAGAGATTTCACGTTGTTTTTTTAACTCTTTTTTAAGTTTACGTTCTTCTCTACGAGCCTCACGAATAGCTTCACGTTCTTCTTCGGTTTCGCCTTCTTCCGCGGCTTCGTCATCGCTCGCTTGGTGTTCAGCTTCATCGTCGTCATCGTGCTCTTCGTCTTTTTTCTTAGGCTCTTGTATTTCACCTTCGTCGTCATCAAATCCTTCAGGGATTTCAACTTTGGCTAATACTGATCCGTCTTCCAGTTCTTTTACTGGGACTTCCTTTTCATTTTCTGCCATTTTTTACTTTCTTTTTTACAAAAGTTAATCTACAAACGCTTTCATTTTTTGTGCATACTCAAATGATTTGATTTTAGAAATCACTTCACGCGCCTGGAGCGTAATAAACACTACAGGAGCGCCATCATCATCTGGCTGCACCACAAAACGATCGCCACCGTACTTGATTGTGCGAACTAAATCGCCCACTTTACACCAGGGGCCTTCTGGCCATGGAGTTAAGTCATCTGGGTTCTTGTATGCCAAGGGCCCAATGTCTCGTACTTTAGCTACTGTCTCGTTAAAACGTAAGGTTTGTCTGGTTTCATCAACGAGGATGATACCGCCTTTACTGGTTATCTTTTCCCTGCGCAGTTGCACAAGTACTCGATCTCCCAGAATTTCTACACCAGGATTTATGTCGGGAAAGCATTCCTGCTCTGACCGTAAATCCGGCTCGTCCTTCTCTTTTGCATCAAACACTGTTCAGTGCTCCTTGACCTTTACAGGTCTTCTTCGTCTTCCGTCAAAATTTCGTCGATAATTGAGAGCGCTGTTTGCAACCCCTCAATTTTTCCAACGTATTGCTTATAATCGTCAAATGAATTGACGTTTGTTCCCGCAGTGACGGTGTCTGCTTGAATTTGGATCTCAGTCTTTACACGACCGATAATTTCGCTAATAAAGTCCTTCATATTCTCACTAATACGTGGACGGAATTAAATCCGCCCCAAATATTAATAAAAATTGCCGCCGTCGAGCTCTTTTAAATTTTTACCTGGGCCAACTTTGCTTGAGCGTGCTGGACGTGCTTTTAAATCTGCATTATTTGCGCGCTTAGAACCTGATGGTCCTGCATCTGTTTTTTTATCGCCAGGACCGCCAGCAAAGCCGGGTGTGCCAGTCATTTTGTACGTTTTACGAAAACCTAATTCGTCTGCCATTTTATTGTCCTTGTGGGGGAGTTGTGGGTTGTGGTGTTACTGCTTGTTGTTCCAATGTTTGTTGGTGTTCTAAACCACTTTGCATTGCTTGGTTTTGTGCTTGGAAGCCTTGTTGTTGAATTTGCTGTTCGTGTTGCTGTTGAGCCAAAGCTGCTTGATGTTGCGCCTCTGCTGCTTTTTTAACTTGCTCTGCCTGAGTCTGGAATTGTTGCTGCTCAATAGCCAGTCCATGTTGGCGGATGTCGGCGTCCGATGCCTGGATGGCGTCAATAGCTGACAGATTTTGTTCATGCTCAAGTTGAGCCTGTTGTTGATCAAGTTGGGCGCCGGCCTGGATATAAGCCACACGCTCCTTGGCAGAGTTATTGATGTTGGCCATCGCAATGTCTGTTGCGTTGCGTTGGTTATCAATATCGGTCTGGGTAGAGTACTTAACTTGTAACTCTTGAACCTTGGCCTGTAACTGCGCAACTTTAAGCTCGTAGTCTTGTTGTGTGCGCTGCAATTCAGCCTGCAGACGTTGCTGTGATTCGGCAGTTTTACGCTCTGTTTCAGCCATTTGAGTCTTCACAATTGCAGCAGCAGTAGGATCGTTCATTGCTGCAGATTGAGCCTGTTGTTGCTGAGCTTGTTGTACTTTTTGAGCCAGTGCCTGAATTTGTTGTACAAATGGACCCATCTCTTGTTGAGAGTCTTGGTTAACCAATTGTGATGCAATAGCCAAGGCCTGTTGACCTTGTTGGTCTAATGGTTTTTCTTTATGTAAATCAAGTGTATCTTGACCACCGGCGGCCTGAGCTACATACTTACGCATAGACTGCAAATAGTGTAGTGTCAAGTGCTGCTTGATGTGTTGCAAAACCATCGGCGCGTATGACGGGCCAATTACTGGGTTGCCACCAAAGGCTGGGTTGTTTGCATACTCTAAGTGAATCTTAATGTGCGCGATATGATCTTGATCAGGATACGCAGCTGCTGCGTGGCCCATGGTCATCGAAACGTTTTCAAGCGCAGGGTTAGACTCGTTAGCACCTAATGGGTTAGGCAATACTTCCTCTGCATCTGGAACTTTTAATTGCTTGAGTACACGCTTATATACCGCGCGTACGTCGAACATTCCAGGGGGCGCAGACGTAGCCATCTGTAAGAGGGCCTGGTTTTGAGCAAGTCGTTGGGTTTCTGAAAAGATGTTAGGGTCAGATACGGGCTGGACATCAGAGTTATATGCAAAGTCACGAACCTGGATCTCCATACCGGACTGATTGTCCATGTCGTCTAAATACCAATGATTTAGGCGGGAGATAATCTCTAACGATTTAGCCTGTGATCTGTGCAGACGTGCATGGATCGCGGAGTAAACCTTTGCACCTTGTTCGATCAGCGCTTGGGCTGTACCGACAGGCATGTTGTTGTTTGCTTCACCAATTTTTTCTTCGGACGTAGAGACTACGCCTTTGGCCGCAGCAGTTAACCAACCAAGTAAATCAAAAAGAACAGAAGACGGTGGGTTAAATGGCATTGCCATTGCAATCTGACGAATATCCGTTACACCAGGACCAGCCTCAACTTCAACTACTTGAGTGGGTTCAATTCGGTCACTCTGGCCGCTAACTCGTCCAGTTTTGAGTTTAAGGAGCGTCTGACTGTTGTTGATATGAGCAGCATCAAGCAAAGCACGTAGAGCACCAGTAAGAGCAGCAGAGAGGCCGCCAATAAGATGGGGGAGACCAATAGCATAAGCACCACGCCAAGGAATGAATTTGAATTCCACATACCAATCCAACTTCTCGAGCTTTTCATCACCTGACTCCCAGTTACGACGCAGGGCTAATACTTTACCACTGGATTCGTCAATTGTTAAAATGTATGGTGCGCGGCGACCATCTGTCTCTGAATCTTCATCAATGCGCATGAAACACGTAATCTCATAAACTCGGCGCAAGCCATCAATGTTTTTAGACGGCTCTGCTTTACCTTCAATTTTATTGTTGGCTTTTTCAGATTGAGTTTGATCTGTGAGTGGTGCGTCAGATGAATAGTTTGAGCCGTCTATGTCACGGTAAATACCCTGCTCAATACGTTGCAGGTAAATATCTTCGGTGATGTCTTGTTGCTCACAAACGCGTTGTGATGTATAGAAGTTGGTTGTGGCGTAAGGTAGGATGATGTTGTCAATTGGTACCCACTCGCAAGTAGGTCGCAACTGCTCATCATCAAAACGCCATTTAAGAAATTGTGAGCCACCGAGTGGTAGCTGAGTAAGAAGCTGTTCCATCTCATCGCGGAACTCTGGCACTTGATCAGTAAGCTGCCAGTTAAGAAAATTAACTTTGCGTTCAGCTGTCTCTTCTTTGATGCGATCTGATTCGCCTTTGATATTGGAGCGAACCATACCATCGGATGGAAGTAATTCTTTTGCTGCAGAGGCCGCGAAATCAACGCAGGCCTCAGCCATTACTGGGTGAACAACTTTCGAAGCACCATCAAAAACAGCACCGCCAGGAGCGTCCTTGCCAAGACCAGTGCGACGTAAGCCCTCTTCATATTGTTTATCTCTTTGGCTGCGTGCCTCTTTATCAACGTCGATGTAGTCTAAGTATTCGGTTGCTAAAGCATCAAGAACATCTTCATCAAACTCTTCTGCCAAGTTAGAATAAAACTCAGGGTTTTTCTGAGGACCTTCTTTTTCTTGGAAGTTGATGATTACTGAGCCGTCTTCATTTTCAATAACTTCTTGCTCGACCTCATCAGGGTCTAAACCTAACGCGTCTTCGTATGCTTCCATCTCGGCATCTTGCTCAGCCGCTTGATCAATATCTTCTTCGCGGTCAAGACCGGGCAAGTTACCGCCCATTTGAATCGGAATTTGTGGTTGTGCCATGTGCTTTTATTTGATTTGGCCACCTGAAGTACTCAGGAGGCAGTGATTGGGAAGGACAAAAGGGTCCTTATTTTAACTAATACGCAGAAGAGCCATAATCCGCCCCTATTGGGCGTATGGGTTAGCCAATCGCTTTTTGGCGTCGTCATCGGCGTAATCATAGTCCCTAGCCGGCAGAGGGTCTAGCTGCAGCCATCCAGAGTCTCTTAGGACACGCAGCGCCTGGGATAGGGAGTCTACGTAGTCATCATGGCCCCCGGCCTCAGGAAACGAGCAAACCTGGCGTATGAAGCGTTTTGCCCAGTCTGCAAACTCGCCCTTAATTTTGGCATCTTCTGGGATGTATACTTTGCCTTTGACGACCAGAGGCGCCACAATGTTCACACGCTGGACCTTATCGGCGCGTCCTGGGTTGTATCCTTGCACCGGTACGCCGGATCCTTGGAGCTCTTGTATAAGGGAGATACCAGCCGATTTGTCCTCCATCAGGATGAGGTCGGCTTTGCGGCCTTTTCCAAAATCGTTATCAGAGCCATAAACGACTTCTTTAAAATCATCAATCACTTTACGTCGCAGTTCTGGGTATGACAAGTGAGCATCCCATGAGTCTAGCAAGATCACGCAGGTGCCAGCGTCTAGTCTTTCAAATACACCCCACACGGTACAAGCCGTTGGGTCGTTGACTGTTTTTTCAGAAGTCGCCGGGTCATACGAGGCGATCACGTACTCAAGGTCTGGTGTTGGCATGTTAGAGGGCCACATGCGGAAATGTTTGCGCTTGATGATACCAGCTGATTCTGGGTCAAGAATCTCACCATAGATTTCTTGTCTTCCAATGTCAGTGCCATCATAAGACTCAAGCTGTTTGAAAAAAGTTTCTGATAGGTTTGCTCGGTTGTCGTACGAGGACGCATTGGCAACATAGACATCTCCTCCTACTTTTCCCTCATTAAGGTCAACGATGAGCTCTTTAGGTTTTGGTGTGGTGGTAATAATCTGCTGCACCCGAGGGATGCGGGGGTCTCTAAGACGGAGGGTAAACTGTACTCCATCGTAGGCCTCATCGATGTAATCAAACGCACACAGCTCGTCGAACCAGGCCCCATGATATTGCTTACCACGGTATCGTTCTGGCTCGGAGGCGGGGATGCCTTGGATGAGGGATCCGTTGGTGAGTGTAATCTCGAAGAGGGACTTGTTGTAATCGCGAATAAGTGACTTGGGGATGATATTGAGAAGTCCGGAGTCTCCCTCAAAACAAGTTGCGCGTATATCATTGGAGGTTGGGGCAGTGACGAGCCAGCGTGTGTTGTCATACATCCAAGCGCGAATGCCAATCCAGTGAGATGCCGTGTGGGTCTTGCCAGATCCCCGGCCAGCGAGCATAAGGAACGTATCATATTCTCCATCTTCAGGTTCTCTTTGATGTGGTAGGGCTTGGAGCTGCCACTTGACGCGCCAGATGGCGGCCTCTAGGGCGTCCTTGGGCCAGTGCTTACGGTTTAGTGCAAACTGTTTGAGTATTTCTTCTTGGTTCGGTGTTAAAGACATGGGATAAAGCCTTCTCCAACTAAAATCGTTTGGTCTGACCCGTCGGTTTCAATATGAACGCACAGTTGGTCGGGTAATTTAGTAATTTGCGTCACAAATCGGCGGGCAATGTGGCGGGCATTAGGGTTTACCCTTTGGTTTGGGTGAAATTGCAGTTTTGTTTTAATAAAAACGGTGTAGTAGAGGCCATTGGGCTGGTCAATTACTTTTGTTTTGCATCCAAGAGACTCAGCTAGGTACTGAACCTGTGTAACGTAGGGCTTACTCTTGCTACTAAAACGAAACTGTTGGCTGGTTTTGTTAAACGCCCGACTTTTTGCGTACAAAATTCCTTGTAACAACTCAAATCTTTGCTCAGCTGATCCAAGTAGGTAGTTGTTTGGGATTTTTGTGGGAATGTTTGGGACTAAATGTGAGACAACGGTGGGTTTTGTCACAAAGTTGCGCTCACCCAGGTCCGTTAAATCTTTTTCGGTGACCAAGTAGCCGTGGTCCTGGAATTTTTCCAAGATAAAGTCACGATTGCCAGGGGATGGAATCAAGTTGCCGTTAGACCTGCGGTTAAAAAACCAAAAGCCGAAGATAAACGGCGGGACTGGTAGTGTCTGGTGGGGTAGTTGGATGGGCGCGGTGGTGGGAACCGAGTAGGCTTTTCTGTTTCGGTAGTCGACCAAGGGGGTGGTGAGTATTTCTTCTACGCTTTTGACTAAAAGTGGGCGCCTAAACTGGTGCCGGCCCTTGTAGTTGTCAGACCTGCAGCGATACCTGCGATCTTCCAGGGGCAATGATAGCCGTATGTCACCACAGATGGTAAGGTAGTCGTTAAGCAAGACCTCATAGCAGTACGCTGAGCGATAGGTTTGGGTAAGCGTGATGGTTACCGGTTTGCCGTGTTGGTCAAAGACCACATCACCTGGTACCAGATCGTGCGCAAATTTCCAATAGTTAAGGGTCAATACCCTTTGAGTTGCTAGTATGGCCATGAAAGTTTTCTAAGACCCAACGGTCTAACCATTTCCCAAGTAACAATCGAATTTTGTTTTGAATGCCATTGGGTAGCCTCTGGATGTTAACCGTCGTCTCTGTAAGTTTAAGACGAAATTGCAGGTAGGCCACCGTCTCTTGGTCCAATACTTCTTTTGGCACATCAACGGATTCAAAATTATAAAGGTCGCATACCAACACCCGTAAGCCCAAGAACTTACCGGTCGCACTTTCCAGCGCGCCTTGGATTTGGTAAACGTATTTGTTCATACTTCTACTAATACGCATATTTACAAAATTCGCCTTTGCAAAATAAAATAAAGTAAATGAGAATAATTATCATTTGGATTGAATAAAATCAAAGACTTACACGCTTGCTCCCGGGGTTGCAGGGGTTACGAACCATTTTTAACCCTCCCCTACCCACGCTTACGCTTTTTTTAAAAAATTTTAAAAAATAATAAAAAAGGTCTGCAACCCCCGTAACCCAGGGACCGATGCTCTAAGTCATTGATTTATATAGAAACAGATGAGAATGATTCTTATTTACTATTTAGCTATGCGTAAGTGTATGATTTTATTATAAAAAAAATTTAACAAACTCGGGTTTTGGCATGGGGCCACCGCCCCCACCAGGCCGGTACCCTAAATGGGGTGATGGCTTAACGGTTTAGGGACCCGTTTCACAATGCGGTACGGCGTTTCACATTGTGGTGTCAATAGGGATATACCCTATGTGTTGCGTAGGCACAACACCTTATAGGCTACGCGCCCAAGCGCAGGCCGTAATGCGAATGAGTATCATTCTCATTTAGGCTACGCACCAATGTGGTGCACAGATCAATGCACCAATGTGGTGCA